TGATGGATCTCATGGATGTTGTGATTTTGTCGTTGACCCGTTTATCCATAATGAATAAAGTGTATGATAAATGTATGATTTCAATTTAATTGTGTTGTTAGGTTATAATAGTCAGTAGGGCGTGATTGCGCTATCAAGATTGCGCCATCTTCTACCACTGGATCAGATTCTCCTGTCACTGCAATTCTATGAAATCCATCTTCATATGCATTATTAAACGTCTCATATGGTCCCCATATAGAAGACAAATTCGGTGGTTTATTATCAGAGTACCATATCATAGGACTCTGTATAGCAGTATCTTCGTTTATAAGAACAAACAATTCCGGATTATTTCTAGCAAATTGTACAAGTTCATCACATACTGGAATACCATTATAGTTACAAGTATAAACAATCTCGCTTAATACCAACCATTTGTAACTATTATCTATATTATCAACTTTATAGAACAAATACTCATCTCTAAATCCCATATAGACGTGCCGTTCAGTGAATGTATCTAATTTGATGGGTCTTATTGTACCCATTTCATCCACCAATCCGATAACAATCATATTTAAATTATTGGTTTTTATGTTACATAGTAAGATAATCTTACATTTATCGGTAGGTAAATCTGGTTTTCCTTTAAATAAACACGAATGCGCCATATATTCATAATCCATATATTAAGATGTTTTGGTATTTTTAAATGTTATATTATCCTTTACTTTTACCTCCCTTGAATTCATAATATGGTCGACCGTTCCAATAATATCTTGTTGAGATGCACCATTTTTTGTAAATAATTGGGTCAATGAAGATATCAAATGTTGTCTTGAAATGGGCGACTTTACATTATTCTGACGATACAATATTTTCCCACCAGTAATATCATAACAATCAACTTCACTTTCTTTCATAATCGAAACTAATTGGTCCGATAATTCCTTTTTTATTTTTCGTTTCTCTTTCAATTCCCTTGATAATGTTTTGATATCGTTTTCAATTGTATACCAGTTTCTAACAATGTCTACAACCTTTTGTCCCGATGTCATTTGATATAATAGAAGTATAGACTTTAAACTAGTAAAATCATATCACTAAATATATAAAACTATATTATATATGCCTCCAAAAAATTGGGGACCTCCAATATGGTACCTTATACATGGATTAACCTATAATATTAAAAGCGAAAAGGTAGAAGATATACATAACTTATTTAGGATATGTGCACTAATCATATCATCTCTACCTTGTCCAAAATGTTCACTTGACGGAATGAACATTATGAAAAGTGTTAATATTCGAAATATAAAGACAAAAGATGACATAATATACATCATGTTCTGTGTGCACAACAAGGTAAATAACAAATTATCAAAACCCCAATTTAAATTTGATGACTTTAATACATTGTACTGTAGACTAAATATTACAAAATGTATACACCAATATAAAGATATAATGACATCCCGACAAATGCGCGCTGGTAATATAAATCACAATTGGAATATGAATAAATGTATTGCAAAATTTATGGAATATATCATACTGAATAAAAATCTATTTTTGTAACATTTTATGATATTTCTGATATTTTTTGCCCATTTTGATATACGAGACATTTAAATGTCTGTTCGGAAGGTTTTTTGCATTGTACACTATTGCTACTAATTTCATTGTAATAGAGGTAAGAACCACCATTAATAAGTGAAATGATGTAATACCACAAAACACCCGATCCTCCACCTAAAATGATCGAAATAAAAAATTGTAGTTTAGTAGAGCAACTATACCTAATAGTTCCGTATACATTTACCAATAGTAGTAACACCATTATGATAATAAATTGGACGTTGTATCTGTTTCTGGTTGCCATGGGTAGGATAATATATATAAGCGTAAACATGATATAGAACATAGACGTACTAGATGTATATCTTCCGACTGTCGACGATAATGGAAGACCAAACGTGTTACATACGTTGGATGTGGCGTTTGGGTTGCAATCAAATTTTAGAACATTACAGATGGAGATGTAACATATAATAAACAATATTGCACCACTCATGTAAATGAGTCCTTTTGCATCCCCGTTAATTATCGTAAGCATAATAAAAAAAGTGGACAATAATAATGGTGTGATAATATAAATAAGTTGTGCTATATTGTCAATGCTGAAATCAAATACCTTCATTATACTATATTTGTATAAAATAATAACATCTTGTGTTCTTATTTTATCTTTGATTTTATACGTAGTGGTAGATTTATTTCTTGAGTAGAGATAAAATTTCATTTAATTTGGTATCTATGTTGTCTAATCTCTCTGCAATCGTATGTTCTGTTTGAACATCTTTTATCTCCGTATCAGTTTCGAAGGTTACATTCTTAACAGCAAGTTTCGATATATCATATTCACGTCTTGTTATAGTTTCTTGTAACATCCTGTCAATTTCAGTTTGTGTCGGTACGTCATCGATTGATTGTGCGAAATTTATTTCTGGTGGGGAATGATGTATAATATCACTGATACTTTCATCTCTTTGTTTGATAATATCGTCAAATACTTGGGGTTTGGATGGTGTACGAATTTGTTTAAAATGTTTAATGGAATCGGTCATTTCAACAATAAATTGTTTATTCATATCAACCAGAGACAATCCACGTACAAGGTCAATTTCATCTATTTTTGCTTGAAAAACACCGACAACTTCGTTTTTTTTATCCTGGTGAATTTCATTAAATACCCCAGATTGTTGAAGAACCTTCCACAACAATTTTTTATTGTTTACGTTACTAAATTGTGTCATTAATAATGATTGTATAAATCCTTTTAAATCATTCAAATATAAAATTGAAATAGTATTTTCATTTGTTCAATGGAATGAAAAAACTTATTTGGAGGGTAAGATGTTCACAATGTGCGAAAAGTGTGATACGATTGTACCCCAGGGTGAAAATGGTGGATGTAAACATTGCGAGCAAACGTGCAACATCGATCTCGAATTGTTCTCTACGATGAGGACCCGATTATCTGAAGAACTTTACAATATCAATGCAGAAGATTCAGATGTTCGGTTGCATTACATGTATGTCTACAATAGTTTGCAATATTTCACTAAAATGTCTGAATGTTCGAAAAAAAATACCTGTGATTATTATTACAACCGTGCACTGAAACACATCGATAGTTACATAAACAAATACGGCAGTAACCCAGATATATTGCACCTACTTGGTGCACTCAAACGTGCATAGATTATTTGCATATACATTTAGTTGTTTTGGTTAATATTACACCGCAACATATCATTCTTATTTTTTTCTTTTTCTTGGTGCAACAATTATCCCTACACATTTTGCGGACCCATCCTGCACCCGGAATTGAATGTTGAATAGGTGATCGAGCAATAACTTTACAATTCAATTGTGGATATTTCACATATAATTGTTGGATTGATTGTTCTTTCATCTTTGCCTCTATCATAATGTCAACATGTACACCATATTTCACAGGTATATTCAATAAATAAGAAGGAATCGATTGAATGAAATCACTATGATGTCCGATTCGTCCACTACCTTGTTCACTTACGTGAAATTTTGGTTTAAGACCGCGTCGTTTCCATGTTTCTAGTATATCTGGAATATAATGGGACGCAGGTTTAAAATGTTCTAATGGATGTAAAATCCGGTAGCATAGGTAATGATGGGTGTCAAATACGACTGGAATGTTTATTATTCTAGATATTTGTAAACAATCTTCAATGTTGAAACATTTTTCACAATTCTCTAATACTAAATATTTTCGGACTTTTTCTGGTAATTCCAAGTATTGTGAACACCATCGACGAATGGTTTCATTTTTGTTTCCGTATATTCCGCCTCCGTGCACCACCATAACTGGACTTAATCCATCTAGGTTACACAAATCAAGTACATCAGCGTGATAAGATAGATCGTCTAATGTTTTATTGAATGCTTCCCTGTTTGGTGTGCCGACCACATTATATTGTCCTGGATGAAATGTGATACGTTGATTATATTTATGGGCGAGTTTACCGATCTCAACCAACAAATGTTTTGCAAAATCAAACGTGTAAGGTTCAACCTTTGGATTTGATTTATGTGGAAATAATTCGCTGCTTAATCTGAATACCTTGATTCCATTTTGTTCATTCCATTCCATCATTGTCAGTACGTCTTTAAGATTTTGAATGATTTTAGATTTGAGTGTTTCGATGCCCAGTTCATGAATGGACCTTATTATCATTTTTCTGGAAGCAAATATGGGTGGTTTTTGAAATCTAAGTTGGGTATTAATACAACATAATCCAAGTTGAACTGGTTTATTTTCGCTCATTATGATTATGTTGTATGGGTTACAATGTGATTTTTAATTCAATTTTCTCTTAATCGTCAAAAATTTATATCTCTTGAATAACGTGTGTTCCGATAATGTGTTCAACAATATCTGTTATGTATCGGGATATTAAATCGTATCTGTTGTTTATGGTATTCCTCGCTGATTGTTTGGAGTTATTGTAATAGGACATTGAGGTTGAATCTGTTTTTATGTCGGTTAATTCCTTATCTAATGCATTCATTATGTCTTGTGTTTCACTCAATGTAACTTTTCCTTCTTTGATATGTTTCAGTATTAATCTAGCGTCTCCTATTTTTGATTTTATTCTTTCTCTAATTCTATCTGTTATGGGTACATTTCCCATCAAGTGTGACAATTCTAGTATGTTGGATTCGATGAAGTAAGTCGACATTATGATGTTTAATGATTCTGGTAGGTTAGAATCAAACATGTTGTATATGCATTTGTGTGTTTCGTCAAGTTGTTTGAGCATGTTTTGTATGATGACTTGCCTCTTTTCCCATAAAACATCGTTAAGTTTGGAGTAGGGTACATAACCGTTTATTTTATGTAATTTGTTATTTAGATCATTGATCAATAATGCACCAATTGATAATTCCAGTATATAATCAATGTCGTCTGATTTTGTCCCACCACCACTTAATGCTGTTGCTGTTGCTTCTGTTGCTTTTCTTAATTGTTCGTATACACCTCTTTTATAATTAAGTATTTTGTCACCAAGATCAACAGGGTCTGATGTATCACCTACTGCATTTGCTGCTGCCTTTGCTAGTGCTACTGCTTCTCCTATTGCGAGTGATATTATGTCTATTTGGGTTAATTTATATTGGTTCGTAATACCTCCCTCACGCTTCACTATTTGTATTGCATCATCTATTAATTGTTTTGCTTGAGTCATATAATTATCAAGATCATTTGGGGGTACCACTTCTTTTTCTTTTTCTATTTCTTTTATTTTATTTTCTAGTTGTGTTGCAGCTGTTTGTACTTCTTTTGCCTCCTCATTTGTTGCTACTTGTCTTGCTAGTTTTATTGCTACTGATGCTACTTGTAATACTAATTCTTTTACTATTTTTAGTGCTGCTGATTTTAATGGTGGTGTTGCTGATACTACTGCTGCTGCTGCTGCTGGTGTTGCTGTTGATGTTGCTGCTGCTGCTGGTGCTGCTACTGATGTTGCTATTGCTGATGCTGCTGCTGCTGCTGCTGATGTTGCTATTGCTGATGCTGCTGCTGATAATGGTGCTGCTGGTGCTCCTGGTGGTCCTAGTGCTAATGCTGGTGCTGCTGCATCTGCTGCTGATAATGGTGCTGATAATGGTGCTGCTGATAATGGTGCTGCTGGTGCTGGTGGTGGTGCTGCTGCATCTGCTGCTGATAATGGTGCTGATAATGGTGCTGCTGCTTCATCTGCTTCACGTGCTTTTGCTTCTGCTTCACGTGCTTTTGCTTCTGCTTCAGCTGCTTTTGCTTCTGCTTCATCTGCTTTTGCTTCTGCTTTATGTGTGTTTTCTTCTGCTACAAGACCTAATGCTTGTCTTGCCAATTTATTTGCTTCTCCTGCCAATACCATTGCTTCCTCGGCCAATGCAATTGATTCTGGGTTTCCTGTTGCTGCTGCTGCTGCTGCACTTTCTTCTACTGCATCTGCTGTTTCTTCTACTAAACCTGCTCTTACTTCTACTCTTGATAATGCTGACGCTCTCATCCTTGCTGCTGCTGCTGCTGCTGATGCTATTGCTGCTGCTGCTGGTGCTGGTGGTGCTCCTGGTGGTGGTGCTGGTCCTCCTGGTGCTGCTGGTGATACTACTGGTGTTCCTGCTGCTGTTGCTGGTCCTAGTGCTAATGCTGGTGCTAATGCTGGTGCTGGTGCTGCTGCTGGTGATACTACTGGTGTTGCTGCTGCTGATGCTGGTGGTGCTGCTTTTGCTTTTGCATCATTTGCTTTTTTTTCTGCATTTGTCGCTGCTGTTTCTGCATCAGATGCCGCCGCTGCCGCCACTGCCGCCGCTGCCGCCGCTGCCGCCGCTGCCGCCACATCTAGCGTGTTTAGTGCTTCTTGTGCTTTTTCTTCTACTCGTGTTACAAAACCTAATGCAAGACTTACTCCAAGTATTGCATCATCTGCTAATGCACGTATATTTCCCCTTACTGCTGCTGTTGTCGATGTTGTTGTTGCTTTTGCTGCTTCTGCTGTTGTTTTTGCTGCTTCTGCTGTTGTTTTTGCTGCATCTGCTTTTGTTAATGCGTCATTTGCTTTTATATGTGATTGTGCTAGTAATGGTACTGCTGCTGGTGATAGTACTGGTGTTCCTGCTGCTGGTACTCCTGCTGCTGCTGGTGCTGGTGTTCCTCCTGGTACTACTCCTGGTGCTGGTGTTCCTGGTGCTACTCCTGGTGCTGGTGATACTGCTGCTGCTGCTGCAGTTGCTGCTGCTTTTGCATCATCTGCTTTTGTTTTTGCTGCATCTGCTTTTGTTTTTGCATTTATCGCTGCTGTCTTTGCATCTGCTGCTGCCTTTGCATTTGCTGCTGCTTCTGCTTCTGCCTTTGCAACTGCTGCTGCATCTGTTGCTGCTTTTGCTGCTGCTGTTGCATCATCTGCATCTACTGCTGCTTTTGCTGCTGCTGCATCTGCCGGTGCTGTGTTTAATGCTTCTGTTGCTTTTGTTTTTGCATCTGCTGCTGCATCTGTTGCTTCTTTTGCTGTTTTTAATGCTGCATCTGCTAATTGTTTTGCATCATCTATTGCTGCTGCTTTTGCTGCTGTTGTTGCTGCTTCTGCTGCTGCTCTTGCTGCATCTGCTGCATTATTTGCTTCTACTGCTGCTTCTACTGCTGCATCTACTGCTGTTTCTGCTGCATCTACTGCTGTTTTTGCTGCATCTACTGCTGTTTTTGCTTCTACTGCTGTTTTTGCTTCTACTGCTGTTGCTGTTGCTGCTCTTGCTGTATCTGCTGCTTTTTTTACTGCTACTGCTGCTTTTGCTGCTTCTGCTTCTGCTTTTGTTGCTGCCTTTGCTGCCTTTGCTGCTGCATCTTCTGCTGCTGCTTCTTCATCTGCTGCTGCTGTTGCTGCTTCTGCTGCTGCTGTTGCTGCTTCTGCTGCTGCTTCTTTTGCTTTGTTTGCTGCTGCATCTATCTCTACACCTAGTAATGCATCATCATATAACCAGGTTAACAACTTAGTTTTGGCATCATAATATTTCGATTTATTATCAATTATAGATTTATCATATTGTTTTTTTTTTCCATCAGCAATCCCGGCAATAATGTCGCTAAAATTATCAGATAACATTTTACCAACCATACTTGTAGCAGGTATATCTGTCGAATAATATGCACTACGATTTCGTAATTCTTCTATATCACCGATTTTAGTACTAATATGTGTGCCACTTTTCAATAATTCATGCAGAACATGCCTTAAAATCAAAACACTAGTATATCTTCTTAAATCATATGTGGTGATTTTATCATATTCTTTTTTAATATGGTCTTGAGATAGTTTAATAAAGTCAGAAAAATTAGGATGAGCATTAACGTGAGTAATTAACTCTTCATACGTCGTATCTAATTTCAAACCATTAATAAATTTACCAACATTTTCAAATTTACCATTTAATGCTGATGGTTCAGTCGCGCCATAATACGTTTTTCCATAAAACGGATCATTGTCAATTTTGTTCAATAAATTAATAATGTCTTCTTTTAATTTTCTAAATTTTTCTAATCGTTTTTTATATTTAGATGCGTAACCTTTATAATCCGGACGAATTGTTTCTGGATATTTTCCTTTAAATTCATCAATCTTCGCAGTAAATTCCTTTTGATTAACATCGGATAGTAAACTTTTTATTCCTTTAAATTTAATAGCAATGTCTTCCCCATATTCATCTTTACCTCGATATCCATGAATGCGTTTGGTATCTTCATCAATGTCGCTAGTAGATTCCTTGTACGTTTTTAATATACCGTATATCTTCTCTCTTATGTTTGGAATTTTAGTAAATGTGCCCGCACCACTATCTTTGGGTGCGGGCGTAGATTTTTTGGGTTTTTCACTTTGACCCGATTCTTTTATAACCACAGGAATAGTCGTACCATCTGCTGCATTAGATCTCGCAATAAAAGCTTTCACTTTATCAAGATTGGGTGAATAGGATTCACCGTCAGATACTACTTGGTTAAATCCATCTAATATTGGTTTATATATATCAAATAGTTTAGACACGTCCGAGATTTTTGTTAATTGTTTTGTTTTTTGGTAGAGGTCAATCAATGTTTCTCTAGCAGTTTTACCTGTTGTACCATCGAATATCTTTGTCATTATAGCAGTTACAAGTTTTCCGGGTACATGTTCAAGTGTAGCAATCCGGTATGCCGTTTCTGATATCTTATCACTTTTATCTGTAAGGTAGACCATACTATTTTTAAATTCCCTTAGCATAGAGATAAGTTTTTCGTTAACATTTTTTTTTACATCGCTATATGTAACTTCAAATATATCTTGGGCACCAATTTCAGTGGTAACAGTCTTATCCTCATCATATCCAACATTATTATTATATGAGGTGAGTGCATTATCTAGTATCTTACATCGTTCAATCAATACGTGAAATAACAATCCTTTTGTGTATATATCGGAGGGTTGTGTCCATTCGGTATCATTGACTGACATATACAACCCGTACAATGCATCTAGTACAGAAGATGTATATGGTTGTAGATAATAAATTGTTTTATTAAGATCTTTTTCATTGGCATACTTGTCTAATTTTTCAATGAATTTTATTGTTTCTTTTTTGCTTTCTATTAAATGTTGAAATAGTGTTGCTGGGTCTGTTGCAACGTCATCATCGTGTACGACAATTTCAATCTCGCCCGTAAATGTCTCTTTTGAAACTTTGTCTAGTATATCCTTTATCATTCCTGGTGTTATCGAAACGTTTGGTTTTTTAATTAATTTGTCGATTGTTTCTTTCATTTTATTTTGAAGACCTGGTTTAAACGAATCGAGTTTATATATGGTGGCGCCGTGACTAGAACGAATTGTCTTACTTCTACCAACGCATGAAGATTTTTCATATTGACGTCGCAATTCACTAATGGTTCGTTCAATACCATTCCCATTATCATAAATGTCACATAATTTCTGAATATCAAATGTATCGTCCGGGTGTGAATGCATACTGGATTGCGGGATATCTTCGTCGTCCTGAAGTACTTGTGATGCATTTGCTGGTGGTGCTTGTGTGGTTGATGTTGGTGCTGCTGCCTTTGCTGCTACTGGTGCTGGTGGCGGTGGTGGTGCTACTGGTGCTGCTGGTTTTGCTCCTGCATCTGATGTTGGTGATACTCCTGGTGCTGGTGGTGGTGGTGCTGCTGATGCGTCTGGTCGTTTAAAATCAACAATTATTGGAAAATGATCAGAAAAACCATCGCCACCACCAACATGTTGGGATATATTCGATAAACCATTATGAAAAAATAAATCAAATGGTCTATCAGCCTCCTGTTTATCATCACTTGTTTTCTTCCCTTTAACATCTTTTTTCATTGTAAATTGTTCCAACGCACCCTCTGGTTGTTGTAATTTTAAATCTGGTTTACCATCCACAATTTTATAGTTCAATAAATCATATTTCGGGTCAATTGGTTTTTTTAAATATGTATAATATTCATTAAAATCTCCCGAGATAATAACTGAATCATCAGTCTTATATAAGTGTTTTAATATCGTTGTAATAAATTCTTTAAGTTTTGTTAATATTTTGGTGGCACCCCCCTCGTCCCTAGAATGTTCACTATGTACATTTATTAAAACATAATATTTTTTAGTAGTTTTATCCCTAAGACGTAATCCTAATATAGGTCTTTGAATATTATCATCCCTAATTTGTTGATTATTAATCGTAAACGACGCGGGTTCAACTTCTGATATTTCTATTTTAGTCTTACCCCCCCCAGTCTTAATCTTTTTCCCAAAAACGGATGCGATATATGGATCACCGTCAACCTCATATTTTGCTTGATCAAAATGTATAGAGATGGATGATTTCATTCCATATAGTTTTTCTCCCGTACTAGGTATTACAAAATTCTTTTTACCACCAACAACAGTTGTTCCTGGAGAGTCGTAAACACCACTTTCATTTTTCATTACATACGTACCACCTTCTTTCGGTTCTGGATCATTGTTCACACCATAAGAATCATATGAAATACGGGTATATTCTTTTATATCCTTTATATGCGGATTTTCCTGGATGAATAGTATATCTGGACGTCGTGCATCTATGTAACGTTTTATTTTATCCAATTCGTCAGCGGTATGTATAGCGAACTTTACATTCCACGAAATAAATTTCATATCTGTACCATTTATCACGGATAACATCTTATCGAGTTCAACTATTTTTTTGTCATATTGTCTTTGTGTTATATCGTCTGAACTCGTATATTCTTTCTCTTTTTCTTCAACAATTTTACCTTTAAAACTAGAGTTACTACGTGTCGCCCTACCACTAATTTGTTTCGGTTCAAGAGAAAGAACCGTATCGTATAAAGTTGTTCCAACATGGTTTCTTGTGGCGTCATTGAGGTTACTGATATCATCGTCTATAGATTGTAAATAACCATATAATGAGTTTTTTTGCGTATATGTCATATCTTTCGATGGGTCAGAAGTCAATGTTGTTGCTTCATAAATTAATCTCGAAACAAGACCAGATAAATTCGCATATTCCTTAACATATTCTAGATATTGTTTACCAAAGTCAACTGGGGTCTTTATCTTAGATTTGTTAAGATTCAATATCTTCCTTGATTCTTCAATAAATTTCTTTAAATAGGAAACCAATGAATTTATTTTTTCTTCTAATTTGGAAGCATCAGTAGCAACTGTACCACCTGTTGCGGAAATTTTTTTGGTATATTCATCACCGATGTCAGTTTGTTTTGTGTGTTTATCAAGCATATCCAACGTAAAAGATTTGATGGTAGCTGCGAAAGACTTCATATTTGTTAATATTGTATCGTAATTAGTACTTGTTGGTATGCCCTTTATTTCTAGAGAATTTAATGTTTCTGAAGACCTTTCCATTATTGATGTATGAATTTTATCATATATACTCCCTCCGACACTACTATCCATCTCTTTATATAATACATCCTTACGACCTTTGGGAATCAATGATACATAATGGGTACCAGATATGGGTGAAGGAGAGGATTCACCATTATAACCACTAACAAAATAAGATGCGTATTCTTTAGTAGCAGCGGCGAGAGCATCAATGTAATCAGGATGACGATCATCAACAATACCCGATTCTTTAAGTCTTTTCCCCTCTGCATGATGGCGCATTTTATTATTATTATTTACCGTGCTACCAGGATCTGAAATATTTGCAATAAATATACGGGTTGCGGTCGTACAATCCTTCGTCTCAAACTCACGATATCCGCCGCCAACAACTTTATATTTACCATCAGTTGTTTTTTCAACTTCAAAAATTACGATACAAATATCGTTAAGGTTTGCGTATGTCTCCATGTCTTCATCTGTTAACCATCCACCAGTATCCATTCTTTGTTTACCAGCAGCATTACCCTTCTTCACATACTCATCTCCTATTTGTTTTCTAATCATTTTAACAAGGTCCTGATGATACTTGATTGGGTCTCCTTCTTCTGAAACTCGGTTGATATCACCAATACCGAGTAATTTTTTATTATCAATACCATCGTTAGAAATAATCCCGTGTATAATACTATATACACCACAGTTACCATCACCAGCAATGTTTGAATCATCGAACTTACTATTAACAAATTTATCTATCTTCTCTGCTGGTGTTTCTCCGACAGATTCTAAATCAATGTTAATATACTCCGTCATATTTATTATATACGATTATTTTTAATTATATCAATTCAACAAATAAATGGTGGTTTGATACCATAAAAGTCCAATATATTCTATAGTGAATTCAAACTTTCGTTGTATATGGTAAAATCCTATTTATTAAATATGATAATAAGACATATGAAATATCTAATTTATGAATTATTTAGTGGGGTTGGACTTTGTAACCAATTATTCTCACTTGAAACTGCAATATATCTAGCAAGTATTTCAAACAGAAAATTAATTTTACTTATTGTAAATCCACTTTGTCATTGTGGCAAAGCATCATGGGATTATGGATACTTGTTGAATTTTTTTACGAATGAATTCTTGAATTATTTACCAAATGGATTTGAAGTATATTATAAAAAAATTCCCGATAATATCACAAACATTATCAATGATCATGAACAAACAAAACAAATGGTTTATAAGAATCGGTTTGCACAATTAGTATTTGTGGATAAAGAGTTGGACACAGAAGTAAATAAACAAGACATTAAAGATTTTTGTCATCATCGTGATAAATGTTATCTTGAATTTGAAGAGAACGATCATTTCACTTATTTATACATAACCCAAAGTAATGCATCAAGATGCTTTTATAACTTTTATACCACCCCCGATAAATACAAGTTGATGTATGACATATGCACCTCGCTAAAGTTTAAGGATATATTCTATGAGATTTCAAATAATATTTATAGTGATATGAGCAAGTCGATTAATAGTTACACTATATTTTTACATCTTAGATTCGGAGATTATCATAAACCTCAAAGTTTTTTATCCAGAAATAATGATGTTATGCTGAACAATATCATTCCATATGTAGATGGTCACAAGACAAATTTGATAACACCAAAGGTATTTTTATTATGTGACAACACTAAAAATACGGATTTTTTAAATAAGATTTCGAAATATAAACCGGTTATGATTGACGGGATAACTAATATTTACTTTGATTCATATTTCAAGAATAATAACATGTTGTTTTATGACTTTCATAAGACCATCAATAATTCTGTAAATCATGCAATCATTGACATGCTGTTATCTGTAAAGTCGGATGAATTTGTTGGCACCACATCGTCTACATTCTCTCATTACATACAATTTTTGCGGTACATTAGAAATAAATCGTACAATAACTACGCTAACATCGCAGATGGTACCTATTGCAGATTTTCTTTCAAAGAAGAATCCAAATATGACTGGATTAAATACAAATATAACAGCGGTCATCTCGTTTCATGGCACGCATTTTGGGATATACACTTCAATCCAACTAGAACATTAATGACAATCCACGGCAAAACTGATGGATTTGGGTCTCAATTGCAGGCAATATTTTCAATGATTGCATATTGTTATTACAAGGGTTACACATACATTCATACCCCGATGTATACTATGCAACACATTGATGACTTGATTCAAGATTTCCCGAGTTACATGAATAGATTTATAAATGTAGAATCTAAATTTTCATCGATTGATCAATTATCTAGTTACGATCAAACTATTGTACACAAACAAAAAGAAGGGAATTTTGTGCATGGATCTCATCATCCTGAATATTTCTATAACGACCATGTCCTAAATGTTTTTAGAGAAATGTATTTTTCTACTGAAAAACCTGAATTATTGTACGACGATAATTACAAGAACGTTGCGGTGCACATACGAAGAGGTGATGTAAATGCGAAGAAGTATCCGTCAAGATTCATCACCAATGCGAAATACATAGACCTGTTGAGTAAAATGAAATTGGAAAGGTGTATCCTGCATATTTTTTCAGAAGGATCAGAAAGTGATTTCGGTGACATCGTTTCTGCATTTCCTGGAAATGAAGTTGTCATGCACATTAATGAACCAGTTCAATTAACATTTCATCATTTAGTTATGGCAGATGTCCTCGTTGTTGCTAAAAGTTCATTTAGTTATTGTGCTGGATTACTGAACAATAACACTAAAATAGCAAATTTCATAACGAATTGGTGGCATAAACCACTTGGAACATGGGATATCGCGTGATAACCCGAATGACGCCCAATATTAATATGATATCCGTAATAAAATGTTTTTTTTAAAATAGTATATTTAGTATAATGAAGTACATTATATTAAAAGTATGTGGTGGTATGGGCAATCAGTTATTCCAGATAGCAAACGCTCACAAATTATCTATTCATAATCATAGAAAATTATTAATATGTGATGAAAATGATTCTTCGCGTCCTACATACTGGACGACGTTATTTAAACAATTTAATGATAATTTAATTTCAAACGAGGAATATAAAATATTAGAAAAGAAAAGCAAGATGTACACATGGGCGGTGTCGCGTTTTGACTATAAAGATATTGTTTTGAATCCAGATATTGAAATGTACTGCATAAAAGGTTACTATCAATCCTATAAATATTTCGACATGCATACATTTGAACCTATGTTGAGTTTCGCACCATTAAAAGAACCGATTGAAAAAAATAGAGTTGCGGTTCATATTAGAAGAACAGATTACCTAAACAATAATTTTCATAAACCGATGTCATTGGGGTATTACTATAATGCATTGGAAAAAATATCATCTATGATGGATGAAAATGAACATGTTGAGATAGATATATTCTCAGATGATGTGGAATGGTGCAAGGATAATTTCAAATATAAACATATCACACCCAAGTATGTAGAACTTGAAAGTGATATAGATGAATTGTATATGATGAGTAATTTCACTAATATTATTATAGCAAATTCTTCTTTTAGTTGGTGGGCAGCATATTTGAATAGTAAAATCACCAAGAGAATTTTTTGTCCGAAAAATTGGTTTAATAATGGATGTCATCTCAATACGAAAGATTTGCGACCTGGGACTTGGAATATAATCGACGATGATCTGCCATTTAAACCTGTTATTTTTCATAAGGATGTATTTAATATTATTAGTTTGGGGGCAATGTGTTGCATGGTTCAAAATATACACGATAATGTATATAATCATTTGGGTCCTATTTTTAGACAACCTGATAACGCCACTAATTTTTTTGATTGGTTAATTATAGATTTCAGATTTATAGTATATTTGTTTGAAAATTTAATGTTTAATGATTATACTTTTTTGTGTTCGGATAATTTCACGTTTAAAGATATTAATGCTTCGCAACAAAGGTTACAAGGCGGTTGGTCAAATGTTTATAGAAAAGTTGAATTCAAGGATAAAGATGCAGGTCCAATGATTTCTTTACATGATGTTAAAAAGGACAATATTGAGATACCAATTGAATTTATCGAAAAGTACAAACGTAGATTTGAGAGATTGTATAATAAAATAAAAAATAACGATACCATACATTTGACACACTGTTTTGATTTTCAATGGTTAGAACCATATTTTCCATTAGTTTGTGAAATTGAGAAAATATTTGAATCGTGTAAAGTAATTAATCCGTCGTGCAAAGTTACATTACACCTTTTTATTCATCCAAAGTATCACAATAATCATATGATTGAACATTATAAATTTATTGATAATGTTAAATTATGTTTTTTGAAAAATAAAGGATTTCACGCTGATTGGAAAGCAAATAATTTAACATTTGATGAGTTTTTAAGTTAATTCCCTCACAAAACGTTTATTCGTTGTTTTTTTAAACAAGAAAAAGGTTTATATTTATTACACCTTTGAACATTTTAAACGCCGACTTATAATAAATAATCAATTATAAACTTTTTTATAAAAATAACGTTGACTATATGAACATGTCCGTCAGATAATTTTTTACTTAAATATCCATTATTACCGCAGTATGAATCATACACATCAAAAATATCCAATTATTTTCTTTACATTTCTCTTTTACACCTTTGAACATTTTAAACGCCGATTAGAACAGTTTACTTACTAAAGAACCATAACCATTAGAATATTTATAAAATAAACTTTTATTATCTCTATAAAGATGTGTTAAAATAACTTGGTCTGTCCATATATCATTTTTATCTATTAAATTTAAATATTCTTTATATAGTTCTACAAAGCTATCTATAATATTTTTGTGTAAAATATATGATGTTCCTGATACATGATGGTATAAATGATACTCACCTTTTTGGAATTTATCACTATACGTAGTATAGTCTGATGAACTATAAATAAATTTATCTTTTGGTAATTTATTTAATACATTTATATTTGGAAAAGATATAGAAGGAGGTGGATTATTGCGATAAACGCATATTCCAGCATCAATCCACATAAAAAACTCTGATGAAAAGGGATTAAGTTTGAGAGCTTGTTGAATCATAAAAATTTTTTCGTTCCATATTAAGTTTAATTCTATGGAAGGACAATGACGAGAATTAGTTATCATATTATCTTTATATTTATAAGTCATAAATTCTTCAATATTGTATTCAATGTAATATGTAGGTAATTCACCTCTATATTTTTTTATTAATGCAATACTTTCTTTATCACCAAAAAATACATATGGACAATTAATTTTAAGAGTGTTTTTAAACCAATTGTCAAATTTATTTCCATGTTTATTTTTAATTTGCCAATAGCCTGAGACACAAGTTAATTTTGATTTAGACATATTATTATAATATATTAAATATAGTATAATTTAACTCATTCTAAAAATAAAGTTCAATATAATTCGGTCCCAAAGGCCGCCTTGGGCACCGCATCCGCTGGCGCGCAGGCCAGTGCCGGCACAAAGTCGACGAGCAGGACCTTGCGCGAGCCCGGGAGGGGGTCGCCCCCGAGGAGGCAGTTGCAGGCCCGCACGGGGGTGCCGGCGGTCATGAGTGCCACCACCGCCTCGGTCACATCGGCGCCGCGGACCAAGTCCCAGGCATTGACATTCATGCCGCCGTACCAGGCCCGGTCCACCACCAGGTCTTTGACCCCAGGCCGCTCCAGAACCTCCCCGGAGTGCTCCTCCACCGCCACCGTCACCGCACGCGCGTCCATGATATAATTAAGTCTATATTGCTTACCAATAAACTCTTGTGCACTGGGTATCTCGATATCTGATTTACATACCCGTCTTCCGTTGTTTGATATATGAGACATGACATCATTTTTCAATAAACTCCATAAATTGCTATTCAGAAACAGTTGATCAACATTATATGGTCTTTCGCCATATACAGCATAAATATCTTTTATATGTTCACTAATTTTTTTGAATGTATACATTTTGTGGAATTGTTTGTTACGTATTCCAAACATTCCCCCCATTATTGGATTATAATGACATCTATGATCACGAATACAATGTAATGTTTTATCCGATTCAGTCCACTCTTTCACTATATCTGCTTCTCTCTTACTTAATCGTGAATCTGCATCTCTTGAGATCCAGAAATCTACATTTTCATCGTCAAATGGAAAAAATCTCCACACCATTCCCTCCCAATTCATTTTATTCTTACCGATGTTTTCACATTTTATACAGACTGCACCTTCTTGTTCATATTCTTTGATATATTTATCGGGGACAGTATCATTGTAGTAAATTCTTATTTGCCAATCAGGATAAAATTTTTTACCCAACGAAATGTTTTCCTTCATACCCAAAATATAAGTAGCGCGAGAACCATACAGACAAAAACTTATGACATTGTACATAATATAATGTCATACTATAATAATATATACTATACGACTTAATAATTTTGACCGTCGCCATGACCAGAATCCCAATATAGTAGGGGTTCATCCAAATAAACTAAATTGCTGTGATTGATTGCTCGTTTCCAATATTCATAATCCGGCGCCCATAAACCATTACCAAAATAACCGATTTTCTCAATTAAACTCCGGTGGATGACAACACTGGATGCTATGCTGCAGTTGTGTACGTTAACAAATTCCTTAGTCCATATTTTAGGGAACCCATCTTTCATTAACTCGCCTTTACCCTTTCGATTATAGATTCCTCTGATACAATTTTGCCATTTTTCTTTGTTGTAAATGATATATTTTTTTGTTGGGTCATAAAGTCCTGCGCCATAATATCCATCCGTGCAACTAATTAAACATTTTGTTTCTTCCATTGTGGATATTTGTTTTTCTAATTTATCTGGTAACCAGTAATCATCGTCGTCCAAAAAAGCAATGTATTCACCTGATGCGATTTTCATACCTTGGGTTCGTTGATATCCTCCTGGCGAAGCATGTCCAAATCTTTTTTTTGAATTTTTATCTAAATTTATTACTATACAATTTTCAAATTTATAATTATAATATTCTGATTGAGACGAACAATCATTAACAATTATTAATTCAATATTTTTATAATTTTGATTTCTAACACTTTGAATTGCTTTCAATAAATAGTCAAATCTATTATATGTTGGTATAATTACAGTTACTAACTTTTCCTCATTCATTATAATTAATAATAATATAAAATATTAACTATACCGAACAATAATCACTTTCTAGTTCTTCTCTAAAGTGTATTTGATCTGTTCCTTTGAACTACATCAAGGTGGACACCTGTTCCATGGCATACATTTTGGGAATATTAATTAATTAAAATAAGATCGTCCGATACTTTATTTATCGCCAATAATAACATAACATCTTTTATAAAGTTTATATCACATATTAAACTTACATTTTTTGGATGTGCATAATTAGACCTATGATTAATCTCTATAATTTGTACGTTGTATTCATTATCAACAATAAAATCAAATCCTAATACACCGTAAATATTTCCACTAATATTGTTAATTTTATCTTGATAATATTGACTAAAATCTTTTATAGCTAATGTCATGTTTTTAAATATTAAATCAAAATTCTCAAGTCTACTAGACAATTCAAAAATTGTATCTTGTTTTTGATTTATAACATGAGCATCACGTAATTTGTCACTGGGAATATTGTCATAATCAATATTACTTAATGTAATCCAACTATTTTTATGCATATATATTTGCTTTTCATATACTAGGACTAGTTGTCTTATTTTATAACGTTTGTTGTCATATAAATCTGGATTTGATACATTTTTCTGGATAACACAATTATTAACATCAACATTTAATAAATCATTATAATTATATATATTTACACCCTTTCCTCCTGTACTACCAGTTTTTTTTACAAAATATAATGATGATTCATCATTAATATCGTCAGATGATAAATAACTTTCAGGAGTATACTTTGATTCTTTCATAACATTATGAAATTGTATTTTATCATCCATACTTATTGTTAAACGTCTAGGAGCATTCATAAAAATTTTATCTAACTTATATTTTCCCCATAATTCTTTTACATCGCCTTTATAATCATAATCATCATATATAATACCGACTTTACCTGTTACATCTTTACATGCTAGTTCTGTTGCTTGTGAAAAAACACTAGAATTTTTATTTGTGTATAGTTTAAGAAAATTGTTACTAAAAGTAAATTCACTCATTATAATTAATAATACTAATTAAAATTACTAATTATACCGAACAGTAATGTAACAACAATACATTGTAATAATCAAATTCCAATTTGTTCCTAAAATGGATGTGATCTGTACCTTGGAAAAGCATCAATCCACCGGCATCACAATCGACCGGTTCGCATTCATCTAGAGGTGGTTTTTCATCATAACGACCTTTGTATTTTATCTGTTGTTGTGGTTTATGCACATATATGTTCCAATTGCTACCTACTGGTTTATCTACTACGAATGAAACTGTGTATTCACAATCTGGTCGGTCTGTGTGCTGTGGCAATTCAGCGCCCTTCACATATGCAGATAGATATGTGTAGGTAGGTTTCATTGGTTTACCTACTATTTTCTCGATTAACGGCAGACACTCGTAGTGTATAAATCTTGACATCGGTTCATTGTGTGCCTTGTACCGATTTGATTGTCGGTCTCCAAGTACCCATACATTTTTATCGATTGTTTCCTGGTAATATTTCCTCAACAACTCCAGAAGTTCAATGTTTAGTACGTTATTAACCACTTGAATAGGTAATGTATCATCCAATTTATAGTCCGTTTCAAAGTTTTCTTGGTTTAACACATTGCATTTTGTCCGTATAGTGTTATATCGAGATATGTAACTTTTGAATGATTCAAAATCTCCTTTAAAATTATACTTGAAACTATCTAACCCTCCCCAATTTGGCGCGATGTTACCATTTTTAAACTTGTTGAATACGTTATCAAGTGTTTCAGAATAATTCTCTACTTCAGTGATTTTCATTTCGGTATCTTTTAAAATGAGTTTATCGTTATTATTGCTGGTACTCCGGACATATATATTTGCCAGGTATCCAGTACCAGATTTGCACACAATACTTCTCCTTAGGTTGGAATCTCGTTCCGAACTGTTATCCATTACATTTTTATACACCAACAGATCGCCCTTATTTAATTCACATTTCGTATTTATACTTGTAAAATCCATTATGATATTATCAGTGAGTAGCAATGTTATTGTCGCGATTCTTTGTCCCAATAAAGATGTATTTTTTTTACCCGAATCGCTATGTAGATCATATGCGTCAAAATGTAATGGATGAGGGACATTTTCTTTGTATTCAACTATATTCATATTCTCGTAAAAACTCGAACTGATACCAGTTATTGTTTCCAAATTCTTAATTAATTGGGGAACCTTTGACAAGTTAACCCAACCATCTCTCCGGTCCCTTGTATTTAGTTTACATTCTTGAAATATAGTATTTATTATCGAGTCATCAGGTTCATTTACAAATGATTTTACCACAAACATATCTTTATCGGTGTGTATCCTAATAGAATTTTTTACATCAAGTACAAATGTAGTTGTTTTCACTGGTACTGGCGTTTCATTATTAATGTAATATCCCGGATTAAAATCCTTGTACAATGTGGTTGCTTTAGTCTCCTTGAACCACAAATTAAATGCGTATTTCTCCCCCTCTTCTACTGGTAATCCAGCATGTTCTGATAACTCATGTCGGGTATGGTCATCGTTGCTAATCGTATTATTAAATACAAGTAATTTACCTTTCTCAGGTTGGATGGTTACATTTAGTTTTGTCATTCTTGTTCCACCTCCAGATGGAACATTATTTAGATAACATAATGCAGTTTTAATCCTTGCACCACCCCATTTCATGCATCTGTGTGTTTTAATGGACCCATCATGGACCCAACTATCATAATGTTGTCTATATTCTTGTGTTTTATTATAGTAAATAACCTGGAAAGATTCGGCATTTTCTAGGGGCATCCCGACAATATTTGCTATCCGTTCCCCCACCTTCTTTGTGATATCATCGTGGTCGTGGCGTATCCATGTGTTACACCCAGTTCTGCCATTTGAAACAATTCCAGTGTTTGTCTCACTTACAAGTGACCGTTTCATCGAGTCCATTGAAATGTCTATGAAATGCTTACATTCATCATCTGATAATATACTATCATACGTTGCAACATATGGCGAATCACATAAGATATGAGTAGTATATTCCATATATAATTAGATGGTATAGTTTTTATATTAATATATATTAATATATAAATGACTGAATCAAATTGTAAAAAGGCACCTATAGCACTTGACCCCTATAGTGGGTATCCCGAGGGCAATGGTACTGGGCAAAAATTATCAACTAATTATCAACTAGGTACAAAGCAGTTTTACGCAACCAATAAGAATGATGAAACTATGCCGCATATAGTTTGGAATGATAATGGCGGTAATTCCACAGTTAACTTTGGTGGGAACGAATATGTATGTGAGTCTATGAAATTATTTAAACCTTCCATCCATACGTGGAATGGTCTAAACGCGCACGGGGAATTGGTTATAGAACACTATAGTAGCGATGATTCTACTGTTAAGTTGATAATATGTGTCCCGTTTAATCTAATAGCACAGAGCACAATAAAGTCTCAACTCGATGATCTTATTGTTAGTTCAACCGCCACATCATCTACTAATATACAAGATATATCATTTGGTCACTATATACCAAGAGGAGAAGGGTTTGCAATGTATGACGCGGACGCTAGTTATGATTCGTCGTGTCCCAGTACCACCGATAATACTAATGGAGTAACATATAAATATATCGTATTTAATCTCAATCTAAGTAGTGACTTACATATAAACTCGGACACCGATGCTTTCGATGATATGCCTGATTCGAATGCTATTTCCGAGGAAAATAACCCCACCATTTACGTATCGTACAACAAAGATGGTGCAACATTCGCGAACAGTGATATTTATATAAAGTGTCAACCAACTGGGAATAGTGATGAAGATGTAATAATCACTGCACCATTACCTTCA